TCCTGTACAACAGTGTCGCCTTCTTCTAATAACTGTGCCTGACTATATGAAGAGTAATATAAGAAGAACAGAGAAGATACCAAGAGCACCTTCATCGGTAATAATTTCTTCATTCCTTACATTCTCCTTTACCCATTTATCATAATCGGGTCTCTTCTCAGGATTCTCTGCCCAACCTTTTGCAGCATCTAAACCAATCTTACCGAAGTATGGACAGGGTGTACCTGCCATCTCCATCGCTTGGAATACACGGGAATCTTGGCAGAGCATGGCTACAGCCCCGACCTTCATTCCCATTCTGTATAAAGACCTAGATAATTTAAGTCTTTCACAGTTTAAGTCTCTTATCGCTGTGCCACCAGCTAAACCTAGTATCTGTGTTTGCACTGCTGCACTCGCTGCAAAGCTACAAACATCTTGATTATTTACCACAACCGATGGGGCATTTGCTGTGCCAACCGTTCTGTCTACCGTAGTAGTGCCAGATACTGTGCTACTCGTTGATGTCACCGTATTTGTCTGGGCCAAAGATTCTCCTTGCCCAAAGCTTATGCAAGCCACCAATAAAATAGCTAACCACCATTTGTGCATTTCTAATCCTCACCGTTGTCTTCCACTATAGGCATTGCCGACTTGCTTGGCATAAGTACAATTCCGTGCAGTGCCTTTACATCATGTTCTTGTTTTTCTATTTTACCGAGGCCAACCCTGTCTAATAGCGTTTGTGCAGCTTTTAGTCTGAGTTCTTGCCTAGGGTTTAACCCATCATCGTTCATAGATTCTACCACCCTAGATACAGCAGTAGCCGAATTAACGGCTAGTTCTCTTTTGGATATATCTACAATTTCGTCTGCAAGGGCTTTTACAAGCCAAGTTCTAGAAGAAGGAGAGTATCCCGCTTCCTCACAGGCTGCGGATATATTGCCTCTGTTTACAAAGAGAGCATCAAGAAACTTTTTTTGTTTCTCTGTAACTTCCTTTTTCTTTTCCTGTGCTAAAAGTGCAGAGGTCATCCGTAAGTCCTCGCCTTTCTCATTCCGCCACCTCTAGCGTACTTCTTAACATACCCACCTTTAGCTTTACCTTCTGGTAAATTTAAATACTTTGTAAACTGTGAACTTGTCATATTATCTATATCTTTATTAGTAAAGCTATTTTTAGTAGCACCATCTTCATTTAATCTTGAAGCTATAGTGGGGGTTTTATCTGTAGGTTTTTTTGATGGTGTGACTCCAGATTGTTCCATAGCTTTTTGTGTTTTTTTGCTAACCCCTATCGTAATCTCACCCATAAGTTTTAGCTTTTCTCATTCCGCCACCCATAGCGTACATCTTCTTGTGGACCTTACCACCACCCATCATTTTCTTTTTCTTAGCTTTGCCACCATAGGCTTTGTAGCCCATTTTGTTTCGTACAGGTGTAGGTAGTTTTCCTAGCCCTTTGTTACCTGATGGTACATCTTTTAGTTTGCCACCCATTGCCATACCTTTTTGTTTAATACCATAAACTTTTATAAGTCTAGCTACATTTTTTTCTGTCATAGGAGTATCCGGTGCCACTTTTCTTAAAAAAGCAATAGTGGCTGCCATATCTAATGGTTCTACCGGAACAGCTACACGTTTTGGTTTACCGTCAGCCATTATCTACTTATACCTCCGCACACGCATAACAATTAATTTCTAGGCCTACTGCTATTTCTTTCACTTGTGGTTTATTCCATTTAGACATTGGATCACTCCCTTTCTCTCTCTTTGTAATTAGGTTGTCTTGGGGGATACGGAGCATAGATGCCCCCTCCGGAGATAGTATATTAATTGTGCTACCCCCCAAGGTTAAAATGATGCAGTACAACCCGTGAACCCCTCGTATGTATAACCTGTTCTTGTGAGGTTGTGAGTGTATTTGCACTACATGTATCTATATATTATACAGCCTATACACAAGTTGTCAAGTAAAAAGTTACTTAAATGTGCTTTTTTTTATTTTTTACTTGACAGGTCTGAAATACGGTGTATAATAAGGGTAATCCCGTTGGGTAATATACCTTGTACCCTGTAGGTCTACCTTAAGGTATGCCGAGGTGATCCGTGTGGAATATCCTGTAGAGATAGCCTGCTGGTTGGGACTAAAGGGATGCCCAAAAATTTCTGGTAG